CGAATCTAAAGACTGGCTATATAGAAGATATGTAGTCCAAAGAAAAACTATTATTGAAATTGCTAAAGAGGCTGGATGTAGCCATATGACAATCCAGAGGTACCTTGAAAAGTATGGCCTTATAAAGAACCAGAGGAAACTATGATAAAACTTAGCAAGGTTGCTAACATTAAAGACTTTGACGATCCATTCTTCAAGTCTGTGTGCGAGAAGTATAACTATTTGGGAACAAAGCAGTTCCCGCAGGCTATGGATGGTGTAGAGCTAAAGAATAGAAAGACTTGGGAAATAGCTATGGCTATGGTGTCTTTTGAAAAAATGGGCGTGACATCTAATCCAGATGCAGAAATTTTAGGTATTGGAGTAGCCAAAGAAGAAACTATATCTATGCTATCAAATACTGCTAGGCGTGTATTTGCTACCGATATTTACCTTGACGGCGGATCATGGCAACACTGGTATGAAAAAGAGTTACTTGTAGACGCTAGGCCATACATGGGGGAGAACTATAATCATAAGAGAGTTGTGTGGCAGCATGTAGATGGAACTGATCTACCATATGAAGATAACTCATTTGATGCAGTATTTAGCTGTAGTTCGTTAGAGCATTTTGGTGATGAAGCGGCAATTAGAAAAGCAATTGAAGAGGCTCATCGTGTATTAAAGCCAGGCGGGGTAGCAGCAATCTCTACAGAATATAAGATATCTGGAGATGGAGAAGGATTTGCAAACGTACAGCTATTTGATAGGGATCGACTAGACAAAGTGTGGCTCGATGGTATAAAATGGACTTGTGTAGATTATCTAGATGAAGATATGGACGATACAGAGTTTATAGACTTTGAGAGATCAATTCATGATAGAGAATATCAAAAGGTCGCTCATCCACATATTAAATTAGATAATGGAACATATAAGTGGACTAGCGTTCACCTAACATTGGTAAAGGATAAAAATTGATTATTGGAGTAAGTGGGTATGCTCGTTCGGGCAAAGATACAATTGCCGAAGTTCTAATAATGAATTATGGATTTAAGAGACTGGCATTTGCAGATAATATTCGTAAAGCTGTTAAAGTTATTGACCCCATCCTTGAAAATGGCAAGCGTGTAAATGAAATGGTAAAAGAGTTTGGTTGGGAGACTACGAAGGCTCAGCCAGAAATGAGAAGACTGTTACAGGTTTTCGGAACTGAAGTTGGTCGTGAGATGTTTGGCGAAAACTTCTGGGTTGACCAAGTATTCAGACAAATTGAGGCAGAAGATAGAGATAGCAATTTCATCATTACAGATGTTAGATATCCTAATGAAGCTGATCTAGTTCGTAAAAATGGCGGACAAATTTGGAGAGTAAACCGTAGTGTCATTAGACCAATCAACGGACACTCATCAGAGTTTGCTATGGACAACTATGACTTTGATAGAATTATTACTAATGATTCTGACATTAAAGAATTAGAGTCACATATTTTTAGTATTATGAGGGGGAACTGATGCCATCATATCAGTACGAATGTAAGAAGTGTGAAGTACAATACACACATTTTAGAAGCATAAAGGAAGAAGATCCTGGATATAATTGCGATACATGCGGAGAGAAGCTTGTCCGCTGGTACGGAATTCAAGGTACAAGAACACAGAAGCGTCTGCCAGAAGGTGACGACTTCATTGAATCACAGATGGACTTTTATGCAACAGACACATGGCAAGAGCATTATGCCAACTGGGACGTGAGACCAGACTAATGCCAAAGTACGATTACAAGTGCCCAGAGTGCACTAACGTAGAAGAGGTTGAAAGAAGCATTAAGGCGGAAGAAGTAAAGCCTAGATGTGCTGATTGCAATATAGATATGGAAAGAGTGTTTAACAACTTTGGAATTCAATTTAAGGGTTCTGGGTTTTATAAGACAGATCATGGGAGTAAATAATGGAAATTGAAAAGCCATTCGAACAAATGAATGAGGTTGTCGAAAGAAGCCTAAAGGGTTATACACCAACTCAGATTGCTAAAGAGCTTGATATAAAGCGTAATGAAGTTCTTAGAATCATTGATGAGTGGAAGTCTTATGCACAAAATGACAAGAGCATTCAGGAACGTGCTAGAGAAGCACTCGTTGCTTCAGACCAGCACTACAGCATGCTTATGAATAAGGCGTGGGAAACAGTAGAGCAGTCAGATAATGCAGCGGACCTTAGATCAAAGGTATCCGCCCTTAAGCTTGTAGCAGAGATTCAGGCAAGACAGATGGACATGCTGCAGAAGGCAGGACTCCTTGACAATACGGAGATGGGTTCAAAGATTGCTGAAACAGAAGAAAAGCAGGAAGTTTTGATGGGTATTCTCCGTGATGTAACATCTAAGTGTGAGAAATGCCAGAGAGAAGTTAAGCAGAGATTGTCAAGAATCTCTGGAGTAGTTGAGCCAGTGGAGATTATACAAGTAAACAATGGCTGACTTTAGTGATTTTCTTGATGTACTAGATGGCGATGAGTTCGAAGAACAGCCAGTAACAATTGAAGAGTTTGTAACATCTGTCAATTATCTTGGCCTACCACCTCTATCTGCATATCAATACACTATGATTAAAGCAATGACTCAGGTGTACAAGAAAGACACTCTCATCAGATGGTTAGGCGAAGAAGAGGGTGAAAAGAGATGGAAGCAAACTTGTAATGAAGTTATCTTCCAGCTAGGTAAGGGTTCTGGTAAGGACTATACTTCAACAGTTGCAGCAGCATATATTACATATCTTCTCCTATGTCTAAAGGATCCAGCGGTATATTATGGAAAACCACCTGGAGATGCTATAGACATTCTTAATATTGCTATTAACGCACAGCAGGCTAACAACGTTTTCTTTAAGGGATTCAAGCAGAGAATCGAAAAGTCACCATGGTTTGTTGGTAAGTATAATCCTAAAGCTGGATCTATTGAGTTTGATAAGAGTATTACAGTTCACTCAGGCCACTCAGAAAGAGAAGCTTGGGAAGGATATAACGTAATCGTAGTTGTTCTCGACGAGATTTCTGGATTTGCTTTAGAGTCTACGACAGGGCATGATCAGGCTAAGACTGCTCAGTCTATCTATGATATGTATCGTGCATCTCTTACATCACGTTTCCCAGACTTCGGTAAGCTAATTCTACTTTCATTCCCTCGTTTTAAGAATGACTTTATTCAGCAGAAGTACGAAGAGTCTATTGCAACCAAAGAGACTGTTATAAAGACACACGAATTTGTTTTAAATCCAGACCTGCCAGAAGATGACCCTGGAAATAAGTTTAGCATCCAGTGGGAGGAAGACCACATAGTTGCGTACAAAGTTCCCAAAGTGTTTGCATTAAAGCGACCTACGTGGGAGATCAACCCTACAAGAGTAATCGAAGACTTTAAGATTGACTTTTATAAGAATCCAGAAGATTCTTTGTCCAGATATGCATGCATGCCGCCAGATGCGGTAGACGCTTTCTTTAAGTCTAGAGAAAAGATCGAGACAGCTTTTAACAACCCTAACCTAGCAGTAGATTCATCTGGTAGGTTCGCAGAATGGTTCAAGCCACTGGAAAACACTGAATACTTCATTCACGTAGACCTTGCCCAAAAGCATGACCATTGTGCAGTATCGCTGGCCCATGTTGAAAAGTGGGTTAACATGAAAGTTGGAAATGAGTATGCTCAAACGGCACCTGTAGTTGTAGTAGATGCTGTTAGGTTCTGGACACCTACTGCATCTAAAAGCGTAGACTTTACTGATGTTAAAGACTATATACTTTCTTTAAGACAACGTGGATTCAATGTTAAGCTAACAACATTTGACCGATGGAACTCACACGATATGATGCAACAGTTGCGTGGGTACGGAATGAATACAGAGTTGTTGTCTGTTGCTAAGAAGCACTACGAAGACATGGCCTTGATTGTGGCGGAAGAAAGAGTAAAGGGTCCACGTATTGATCTTCTAGTAGATGAATTGTTACAGCTTCGTATTATGAGAGATAGAGTAGACCACCCTAGAAAAGGTTCAAAAGACTTAGCGGACTCTGTTTGCGGATCAATTTATAACGCTATTATCCATTCAAAGCGGGAGAAAAACAGGGAAGTTGAAATACATACTTACGGTGAATTAGTAAGAGATAACTACCTTGAAGAAGAAAAAGCTAGAGTGGATAATTTAATTAAGCCACCCAGAAGAATGCCACAGGAATTAGCTGAGGCGCTGGGAAATATAGAAGTAATTTAGTATGCATTCTCCTGTATAATTAAATTGTCAGAGATTCTGACATGGGAGATTGGAAATTAATAGAATATACCGCATAACACTAGCGTGTTTTCTGGCTTTTGGCTGGCTTTTCATGGGAGAAGCCAGTGCCGATGACCCTATTTCTGTAGCGGCGCA